GTCAGCGCCCGCCAATGAGTCAGCGCCCGCCAATGAGTCAGCGCCCGCCAATGAGTCAGCGCCCGCCAATGAGTCAGCGCCCGCCAATGAGTCAGCGCCCTCACCGTCCACAGTGCCCGATCTTGCCATGGCCAGGTTCTGCTTGAACAACTCCACCCTGCGCTGCTCCTGCTTCACCTCACCACCGTAGGCATACGTCGCCTCCAACATCACCTCCAACAGACGCGCCTGCTCGTGCGCAACCTGCTTCGCCTGCAATTCCGCGAACCGGAACAGATCCTCCGAGCCGTACCGCGACCAATCCACCGACGCCAGCATCTCACCCAACGCCGGACCCGGCGGCAACTCCGCCAACTCCCCAGCGAACACTCCGCCCCCCCAAAGTCTCCCTCCGCCCGCCCCGCGTGCTTCATGCATACTCGACGTACCCGCAGTTGCGGGCCGCCGCCGACGTTCCTCGCGTGCCCAGGCAGCGCTTGACCGCCGTGGCGGCCATGTACGTGCCTACGGTGCCGTTGCCGGCCGTGCCCTGCAACTGGAGGTAGCGCTTGCGCGCCTTGCGGCAGTCCACACCGAGCACCCACACCTTGTTGTCGTCAGTGGCTGCCGGTTTGGTGGTGACATCGAGTACATCAGTGGGCGTGCCGCCCAATGTCGTGTCGTTGGTTTTCGTGTCGGATTCCTGAATCTTCATCGCCGACACCGCGATGTCCGTGGCACCGATGAGCACATGGAACTCGACATAGTCGGCATCAGCGATGTCGATGACCTGGGTTGTCCAGGCCGTGTTGTCCTTGATGGCGACCGGGAAGATCGCCCCCAGGACTTCTACTTGCTGCATTTCTTTCATTGATGGACCTTTCGTCGTTGTGCTCTGGACCCGCCCGAGCGGATCCGGCCTCCCCATGCCCTTGCTCCGATCATGACGCTGCCGTGATCAGGCCCGCCACGGGCCCGGCATTTGTGGCATCGCCCACATCATGGACGTTCACCGCCACCCGCTGAGTACCCAGCACAGTGACCTGCCTCTCCGCGAACTTGTATTCGCGGCTCTCCTCGACAGCCAACCCGCGTCGGCGCCCCACAGTCGCCGCCTGACGCAGGTCTCCGAGAATGCAGGCCACCTGACTGTTGGCATCGGTCCTGGGCATGCTCTGAGTGATCTGCACGGGCATACCCAAGAACAGCGGACGGCGCCGCCCTTCAATTTCACCAGCAGTGACCCCGCCCGCGGCCAGCTCGAGCCGAACCATCACGTTGAAGTAGTACGGCCGCGAGCAGTACCACTGCGCCTGGGCATCCGCATACATGGGCAAGATCGCCGCCACGGACTCGTGATTGGCCAGCGTCAACTCGCTGAAGAGGTTGCCAGCACCCAGCACCAGGCCGCCGCCGTTGTCGACGCCATTGACGTCCGTCAGGCGCTTCTTGACACCCGAGATGAGCAGATCGGTACTCGACCCTGTGCCGGCGAACCCGACGTCATCCATCTTCTTGGCCATGGCATAGGCCACGCTGCGAGCCACCAGCTCGCCCACCGCAACCGCCGCATCCTCGCCCAGGCTGCGTGGGTAGTAGGTCAGTGTGCCCCACTCCTTGGCCGTGAGGATGACGTTGGCTACGGTGGGATCGCTGGCCGTGCCGGCCGCATTCTCGCCCACCAGATATACCGTCACCTCACCCGTCTGAGCGATGAAGGCCAGTGAATCGCTGCTCATGGGCATGATGAACGCATTGCGCTCAAAGACGCCGTACTCCTCGATCAGGCGCTGGATGCGAGCGGAAAACGCGGGGGGAATCAGAGCACCGCCCGAGCTATCGGGGTCGGTGGCCATCGCCCGCGGGTAGATCTGGCCGAACTCGCGGTCATAGGCATCCGCGAAACGCCGGCCATCGGCGCCCATCGTCCTAGCTAAGACGAACAGGCCGAAGGCGCGGCTCTGCTCCTCACTGGGGAACACACCGCGGTATTCACCGCGTGTGTCATACGCCTGGCGCAGAGCAAGCTGGAGCTTGGTCTCTATTGTCTTGACCATCTCGAGATGGTCAGTCTCGAGCTGACGGATCGCCTTCTCCGAGGCCGTGATGCGGCCGTTCTCGGCGCCCCACGCGATAATCTCATTGAGCTGATCCCGCAAGGTGCTGCCCTGCTCGATGGCAGCCTTGCACTGATCGAGCAGCGCTTTCAGTTCTGGATCCAACATGGGCATTGTGATGACTCCATTCAGCGTATCTCGGGCCTCACTGCCCGAGCGCTTGTTTCAACTGGTTCTTGAATTCCGTGATGCCCGGGTCATGGATACCTCGCGCTCCGCCGGGCTGCGGACCCTCGAGGTCACCATCGATGTATCGGCACGTTCGGACACCTAGGCAGCGCAGCATCCCCTCGATGATGTTCTGTACGAGGATGCAGACGGGTCCGCCGGTATCAAAATCCAGTGCCTTTTCCAATGCCTTATCCAAACCAGCGGGCAGCTCCTCTCGGAGCAGACGCTGAATGATTGCTGTCAACTCCGCGACCAACTGGCGACGGTCCTCGCGGAGCAGGTTGCGGATTTGCTCGAAGCCCAACGCATCGCCATCGGACCGAGCCGCCCGCACCAGTGCCTGGCGATTAGCCGGCACATCGACGCAGGAGATCTCCACCAGCTCCACCTCGGTGAAGACCCGCAGGCGGCGCTTGCTCCCATCGCCCATCTCCAGCTCGCGCATCTCCCAGGCATGGGCGATGAACCCCACACTGAACGCGCGCATGTGGCCGTCGCGATAAAGCTGCCAGTATTCCTCGCCCAGCTCGGTCGTGGCGAACTGGCACGTACCGATCAACCCTTCATCGTTGATCTCCAGTGCGAACCAATGCCCGATCACTGGGGATCGCCCCATGAAGCGCCCATCGGCATGATTGGCCTTGAGCACGGGGTTGGTCATGAACTGATCGAGCCACTTAGCGAATGCCTGCGCCTCGATGATCTCCTCCATGCGGTCGACGGCGGGGGTGGAGACGATCGCGCTGACAGTGCGAGCATCGGTGTTGATGCCCTTGACGCGGGCGACGCCGTAGCCCAGATCTCCGTCGCGGGGCTCGACCTCGCGGCTGGACACGTCGAGCACGCGCGTGGCCGGGTGGCGCATCATGTGGGTGAGCACCGGCGAGGGGTGCCTGTCGCTGCGAAAGACGACGGTCTGCACGGGCCTCTCGACCGTCGAGTGCGCAGCCGCACCGCGGGGGAGATCGGTGTCCGTGACGGGCGGGGATGCTGGTGGTTGGGGGGGCATGTGAAGTCCTTCAGGGTCTGTGGGCAGACGCGGCCTCGGGGCGTGCCTCATGAGGCTGTGTTGCGAGATCCTCGGCTCGGAGGAACCCTCGTGAACTTAGGTGCGTGAACAGTCTCGCCTCCGCAATCTTGTCTCCTGGGTAACGTGCCAGTGTCGTGCAGCCGCAATTCACCGCATCGATGGCATCCAAGCCCGGCCCACGTGGGTGCGGCGTGCGGGCGCCCGTCTGCGCGATGGTGAAGTCCTGGTCGTTCAGAACCGGCTCGGCCATCGTGGCCTCCTCAGTGGCCATGTGCCATGGTCTGCCCGTCTCCCGGCGCGACCACAGCCAGCTCTTCATGGGTACGTTGGCCTGCTGGCGACCGAGCTGTCGCGCCTCTTCGACCGCCGCCCCCACCTCCGTGCGCGCGATGGTCGCCGAACGATTGGATGCGAGATTGAACTCATGGCGCACGCGCTCGGCGAGCTGAGAGACAGTCTCCTGCTGCCCCAGGCCCTCACCGAGCTGTTCGGCCAGGCGCCGGCGCACCGTCTGGTTCATGCCACTGATCTTGAGATTGCGGGCCCGCAACGCCGGCTCGATCAGCGGATCACGCATGTTGAACAGGGTGGGTTCTTCCCGCGCCTCGGCAGCCGCCGCCTCGTCCATCGCCTGCTGTCCACCGAGCTGGATCGCGCGGCGCATCAGCGGTCCGATACTGGCCCGCAGGCGACCGTTGGCCTCGACTAGGCTGAACAGCACATCCGCGATGACATCGCGCTGCAGCATCTCCGCGACGGCCGTGGTCGTGTATGTGCTGCCGTCCGAGACTTTGGGAATCTCCGGCACACGCTCGCTGAGCTTGCGCAGCACGTCACGCCGTAGGCGCACCCAGTGCGTGCGCACACGGCTGGCGACTTGCTTCTCCAGCATCGACCACGATGCCCGCCAGTTGCCCCACAATGCCTCCAGAACGGCCGGAGCGAGGGCCAGCGTGGTGGGTTGCGGATCTCGGCGGCAATCGCGTCCTGCGGCCGCCTGTCGCTCGCCGCCAGCATCCTCCTCGCCTTCTCCCTCACCCGTTGTCTCATCCGGTCCCTCTTGCGGTGGCGGTGGCGTACCGTCGGCATCCTCGTCGCCTGGGCGAGCTTCGTCGACGGGCATCTCGCCAATCGCCTGCCATCCGATCTCTTGCCACGGATGGATCGGTAGTGGCAGGTCGAGCACCTCGATAACATCAGCGGGCGTCGCTTTGTACGACTGGATCCAAATGGCACCCTCCCTGGACCGACTGAGCGTCGCCTCGCGCACGGCGGGCACCGATGAGCTGTCGAACCAACTGAATAGTGGCCGGTTCGCCGATGTCCGGGCTCGGCCAGTGACGTAGCCACTGCTGCTGCGCTGCC